GCTGCTAATACTTTTGTTTTAGTAACTTTAACAAATACTCTTGACTTTTCATTATCTCTAAATGCCATTTCAGGACCATAGATTCCTCTATAGTTTCTGTATGACTTTAGCCAACGTTTTTCGTCGTATATTTTAGAAGTTTCAGATTCTTGAAATTTACTTTTAATATGACCAACAAGATTACTATAATCTGTAAATTCGTTATTATTGTTATCTTGGTTGTCGTTCATTTAAATAAATATTAGTAATCTCTTTCTTCTGCCATTGAAAATATTTTAGAATCTACTTTAGATTTAGATTTCTTTTTTGCAAACTCACCAGAAGCCATATCTCCTTTTTTAAGTTTTTTATTTGCATCAATTTCTAATCCGTATCTAATTAATTTAGATTCAGCAGCAGATGATAATTCACCTTGCTTGATTTTATTTTTCATTTAGTTCTCCTTATTAGTAATCTTTTTCGTCAGCTTTAGCAAACAATTGTGGTTGTACGTCTTGTTTCTTTTTAGTTTTAGGATAATTAATTTCTCCTAATATCTTTTGAGATTCATACTTACGTGGTGCATGTTTTGAAAAATCAATATTAACTGTTGGTTGTTTTACTGATAGTTCTACAGAACCATTGTTATCACCTTGTTTTACTTTAGCTAATGGATTAAATATTTTTTCTACCATTATTCGTCATCCTCTTCTGTTTCATCATCATCTGAATCATCTAAATCTTCATCTTCTAAATCCTCATCGTCTTCAGATTCATCACATTCATGATCTTCAAGTTCAGAAATTTTATCTTCTAACTCGTCAATCTTTTCTCTAATATCTTCTAACAATTCTGATGCAGTTTGTATTTTTGCTTTTCTTCCCATGATGTTTCTCCTATGTTGATAATTGTTTAATTTGTATAACATTTTTTGTAGGTACAGTGGTGTAAGATCCCCCTTCTTTTATGTTATTGTCTTGTTCAAAACTATAATCTGCCATAATAACTGTTGTATCTTTATTTGATTCAACTAGCCATCCTACACTACAGCATATTGCAGTTTTAGACTTTTTAATTTCTGATATCTCTTCCCACTGAGAATGACTTGTTATATCCTCCCAATAAATTAATACGAGAGGATATGGAAATTCATTCTTATTTACTTTTGGAATTTTTTTTGACACCTTTAATCGTGCCTTTATTAGCTGATGCATAAAATACTTTTTTTGCTTTTTTAGCACCGTATTCTTTTTTCATCGCTTTCATTATCTTTTTTCCTTTACTTGATAGTGGCATTGTATCTCCTTTAGTAGCCAAAGTTTTTATCTACTGGAACAAAATCATGTATTGAACTAAGACCTCTAAATGTTTTACCTGTTGATGGATGAATAGGTCTACTCATACAACCATAACGTAAAGCATCATATGCGTGATCTTCTGAAGTGGTGTCTACATCTTCGTAATTAGATTTATCATTTGGAAGTGTTCCAAGTGTTCTAATTAAATTTCTACAATTTGAAAAGATACGAAGTCCTGGTTCTTGTGTATCTAAATTTAAACTTAATCTTTTGTGTAATTCTAATTTACCACTAATTCTACTATTAGGAGATCGATCTGATGGTCTCCAACGACAGCCTGTTTGAATCATTGTTTCAGCAATTGAAGGACCTACATCTCCTCTTTTTGCCCAAGTACTTGCATCCAATACTCCGTATGCAATTTGTTCGTTATTTTCTAATTCTAATACTTTTCTTGCAAATAAGTCGGCTGTGATTTTTTGCACATAAAGCTCTCTATATACCCAAAGATTATTATCATAATCAACAGCAAACCAGAGAACACAAGCAGGAGAAGAGTAGCCCCAGTCAGCAGCACGAAATTTATACCAACCTCTAGGAATTTCAAAAGGTTCAACAATATGTTTTGTTTTATTAAATTCAGGAAATGCTGAATCTTCAAATGCATCCCAGTCTCCATCTAAAAATTGTTTTTTTTGTATTTCAGGTAAAGATGCAAGCATGATATAATAATCATCTGTTTGCATTAAATAAGGATTATCCTGTAGCTTTGCAGGAATAAATCTTCTTGTAATTTTTCTTATACCATTAGGTGTATCAATTGATACAAAGAATGCTTTATTAGGTTCTGATGGATTAACAAACATTTCCCTTACCCATTGTGAACCAACGTTTCCAGGATTGCCTGTTGCTCTCATGAACACTGGTAATTCTGGATCTACCGATCGAAGTGATGATCTTAAAAAATTATAAATATCTGGCGTAGGATATTGTGGTAATTCGTCTATTCCTATCCATGTGTAAGATTGACCTTGGTATCTTAGAACATCTGTCATGTTTTCTGCATAACCGAATTCTATTTTTGCACCTGAAGGAAATCTCCACTCTTTTTCTTGTTCTCTCCATTTTGCTCCTGGAAATGCTCTAGAGTATAATCGTTGAGAATGATTAATTAAATCTCTTAACTCTGGCATTGTTCGTCTAAGAAGTAATGCACGGTGATGATTTTTATGACAATAGCGTAGAGGATCTACTAACATTGCATATGATTTACCACCACCTCTTGCTCCACCATAAAAAACTTCTCTTTCAGATGCAGCTAAGAAATTTCTTTGTGGACCATCATTAGGTTTAAAGATTACTTCTTGATCTTTTATATGTTCCTGTATATTTTTTGGAACATCATTAATTAAATCTTCAGTTAATAATTTAGTCTCTGTACCCTCTAATGCTTTATTAACTGTTAATAATTTTTCTTTAACATTTTGATGGGCTTCTTTTGCAGAACGTAAACTTTGTTCTAACTTTGCAACTTTTTCTCTTGTTCTATCTAATGCTTCTTTTGCAGAAGTTTTAGCTTTCTGTTTTTTCGTTAGTTGCTTCTTTGGCTTCGGTGGTGCTATTTCTATTGAGTCTTTCTCTAAGTCCGACATGCGATATATATCTACCAGTTTTTTTTGTAAGCCATTGTGCTACTTCTCTGTAAGAACAATTTTTAATATATTTTTTAGCTTCGTTTAAAGCGTCTAATTCTACTTGAATAGGTTCCAAATATGCTGGATCTGAACTTAATTTAAATCCAAATGGAATTGTTTTACTTTTACGTCTAATCTTTAATGGTTCCATCTTTTGCTGGAAGTACAAAAATACCAGATACAGATTTCATATTAATATCTAGTTGATCTTTTTTTGATACGCCTATTCTATCTAAAATTTGTTTGGCTGCTTCTAGTCTAATACTGGCTTGTGGTGTAGTGCCATCCTCGTCTAAGAGATCGACCATGCGTGAAGCAGCCTTGGCAGAGTGGAAGGCTAGGTAGTTTTCTGCCAATTCTATAATTTCTTTTTTTAAATTTCTAATTACTTTTGGATAACTGGTTCCTGAGTAACCAGCGATTTCTGCTGCGTGCTTTGGATTCCCTTTTGCTTCTCCAAATAATGCTTCTAGGAATTTCTCCTGCATATCTGTTAAGTTTTTCTCTGGAGTTTTTATTATAGTAGAATCCATGTCTAGCATTTACAATTTCCATTAATTCATTAAATGGAAGTTTATCTATTTTATGATAAATCTGTCGGTGTTTCATTCTGCACTTTTTTCTTAAATCTAGAATTTAAATAATCTTTAAGATTATCATAACCTGCTGCTTTTACATCTTCAGCAGTTGCTGTAGAAAACTTTTTACCACCGTACATGAAATTTTCTAATCCTTCTTTTCTAGCTTCTTTAAATGCAGTTTTAAAATCTTTTAATATTGGTGTATCTAATTTACCAGATATTTTAGGTTCAATGTCTTCTTTTGCTTCTACTGATGATGTCATACCAGATGACTTTCTTCTACCTAGTGGATTTGGAGTTTCTTTTTCCATAGCAGAATTATCTTTACTAAATAGTCTAGCTAATTTTTTATAGCCAGGTTCATTAAACTTATCTTGTGGCTCTATGTTTTCAGAATCTTTTGACATAGCAATATCTTTAGCAATTTCTTCATTTTTTTTTTGAAATGATTTAAATGGATTGCTTAATTTTTTATAACCAGGCTCATTGAACTTATCCTGATCATTTTCTAATATATCTGTTTCTTTGTAATTTTTTACCATAATTATTTAAAATGGCTACAGCCAAAATGTTGTGGGTGTATCAGTGACAATCCTCGGCTATAGTTTAGTTAGCTTATTGTGTGTGATCCCTTTGATAGACCCATGTTTATATATTATACACTCTGTGGCTAGATTGTCAAGTACATATTAAAAATATATTTTAGGAATGTATTGACAAAGTGAATGGGGAGGTGTATAATATTACATATGTATACCCAGGGGGTATATATATCTATATATCAGGTAAAGCAGTATTTCCATATAGGTATACCTTAGGGTATTCCTTAAAATCTAGCCTGGAATATTCAGAATAAATACCCTAAGATATAGCCCCAAGGTACTTAACAGGGTTTTCTGAGATTTTCTGGTGAGTGCATATATGTGTACCACTACCCCCCCTATGTCCCCTGCGTACCCCCTGCGTATTTCTTAAAATATAATTAAATAAATATTAGAAATTAAATCAAAATAAATTCCTAGAATATTCCTTTAGGAATAATTGCAATTTCTCTTTAGTGTAAAATCAAATTTACATTGGGGGGATATTGGGGGGGTGTTGAATTTTGTACCTATAGCATTAGTTGGAAAGTACCCAGATGTTATTTGAGTATTACTTTAGTTATATGCTGGGATATTTTTAGAGCAAAAAAAAACCCCCTGATTGTTAGTCAGGGGGCTTTGATTATTATTTCTTTATTATTGATTGATAGCTGTTTTTAGTGTCTCTCTTTTTTCAATTCCATCTCCATCAATATCTACTTGGAATTGGTTATTGAAATTGCTTACTTGATTTAAGCTAGTATCAAGTAATTTTTTCATGTCAGTTATAACTTTAATTGTATCATCATCAATCAAATCAAAAAAATCTACTTTACGATTTGTTGCATAACTTACAGCTAGTTTAAAGTTTTTACTAAATGCTAGAGCCATGTCTTTTAAAGTATATTCTGGGCTCTCATCTTTAGTTTTTGCTCTTCTCAAAACTTTAGTCGGATATTTAACACGATATATTTTATCAATTATACCAGTATTAATCTCGACTAATTCTGTTGATGTATTTGGTCTTTTTTTAGTTGCAGATTTTTGCCCTTCAAGTTTTTCAACAATGTAAGGGGTTGCAATTTTACTCATTACAAAAACAGAATTTGTTTTTGTATCAACATTAAACTCACTTGAGTAGTCAGTTGCCATTAAAGCTAGTCTTATCGCTCTAGTGACAACCATTTCAAAAGCTGTGTTTAATTGTTGCTTTCTATTGTAATTTACCAAGTTAAAAGCATGCTCTCTTAATGCTCTTACTTGTATTAAATCACTATCACTTGTTTTTGTATTGCCTTTGTTTTTTGTATTAAATTCAACAATTAAATCCTTAATTGCTAAACTTATTTTAGGCAACAAAACACTCATTAATGATTGAGTATTTTTTAAAGCTGTTGAAAGTACAGTCTTTAAACTTTCATTAGCTTTTAAAGATTCCATGAAATTTTTGCTTTCATTAGAATCTATTTTTTTTTCTTTAGTCATGTGCTTTCCTTTGTTTATTGTTTGTATTAATTGCATAATAGCACAGCTACTTTTTTAAGTCTAATGCTGTTTTGGAATACCAGCTATGCAAGTTTTGCATGGCTCATATTAATATATGTATCTTAACACCTGTTAAGAAATAGAACAAAGCTAGTACAGATACAACCTATACGATTACAACCTATAAGCTATACCATTTTTGCATAGCTAACCCTTTGACCTATGCAATTTTTGCATATATAATAAAAGCAATATAAACAAAAAAAAATAAAAATATGACAACATTAGTTTTAATAATAATTGCTGTAATTATTTTAAATATAATTTTGATTAATAATTTAGATAATAAAATTAAATTAAGTAATAAATTATATAAATCAATTCAGTATAACAAAAATAAAAAAAAATGATTAAAGAATTTGTAAAATATTTTTTAATTATTTTAGGTTTATTTGTTTTTAATTATTTAATTATACAACTTTATTTTATTTATTATGAAACAATTAAATTTATTTAATACTGAATTACTAAAGTACACAGTAGGAATTGATAAAAACAATAATAGCTATTGGTATGTATTAAACAGCAAGAAAGACAAAGACATAACTATTCAAAAATATTTAAAACAATTCCCCAATACCAAGACAGAACAGAACAACTACAAATTTTTTCAATATAAATAATTCATTTGACATAGCACGACAACGGCTATACTATAATTCAATAAACTAACTAAAGGAGAAAAGACAATGTCTACTGTTTTTGGAACAATAGTTTTCTGGCTTTTACTTGGTTTAATTATAGGTACATTTGCCTGAAAACATAAACAAAGCCCCTGCAATTAAGTTTGTGGGGGCTTTTTTATTTGACGATAATAAATTTCTGTTGTATAATTGCCACATAAACAAAAGGAAAACTAATGACTAAACTAAAGTTAGTAAATAATGTAGTACAACTTCCTATTGATTCTTATTCAATTACATTTAATGTTGATAAAGATTTTGGGGAAGTAATGGGTGTAAAATTCTCGGATAATTTTTCTGTGTTTAGTAATTTACAAAGGACAGATATTATTCAAGAATTGATTTGCTTTTTAGATAACAAAAGAGTGAATCACTTTAAAGAGTATTACGCTGAACTGCGTAAAGCTAAACAAAAAGAACTAGGAGAACTGAAATGGGACTAGACCAATACGCTGGTTTTCGTGACAGCGAAGGTAATGTACACGAAGAATTCTACTGGAGAAAACACGCTAGACTACAGCAATTTATGGCTAGTATGTTTGATGAACAAAACAAAGAACACGGAAATGATTCACCAGAAAAGAGACACAATTTTTTTGGTGAAATGCAACATTTAGGTTTTAATGGTGGGCAAGGTGGTGTTAAAATTACAGAAGATGTAATTATAAAACTAGAAGAAGCCATTAAAAGTAATTACTATGAATACTTTGCACCTGATGGTTTTTTTTGGGGGCAACAGTTTCAAGAAGAACAAGTAAAAGAGTACAAAGCCCAAGACGAAAAATTTATTGAGTGGGCTAGAGAACAGTTAAAAAATAATAGGAGTATTTATTATGATTGCAGTTGGTAATTTGACATTACATAATTAATATTATATTATTAACTTATAACTAACAGAAAGGTAAATCTTATGACACAGCAAATATGTAAGACTTGTAAAGGTAATGATTACATTACAGTTAAAGTATCTTTTGAGGGAGAGACTGCAGAATATACAAGAAACTGCCCAGAATGTGTTAAAGTACCAGAAGAAAATATACTTGATGAAAGTATGTTTAGTAAAATCTTTTCACAACCCACAGCATAAAACAATATTCCCCTTGTGTGAGTAAAGGCACACAGGGGGACTCCCATTTGACATAATCAATTTAATTTGTTATATTTTATCAACTCAAATAAAAAGGAGTATTAAAATGTTGTTTGATAATAACAATAAACCATTTGCAAAATGGAAAAGTTCTTGTCGTAAAGAACTATTACAAGCGTTGCTTGAATTAGAAGCTAACGACAAACCTACGCCAGAACTTCATTACCATATGCGTAAAGCAAAAGACTGTCTTTACTATTGGGACAATGATGTTAATGCTTGGGAAAGAAATACTATTGCTATTCAAATTCCTAGTAATATTTATGAGCAACAGGAATTAGATGAGTAATAAACTAAATGGAAAACTATGGAACAAGATATAGGAACACTGTGGACACTAGCAATTATTGTGTCTTTATTATTAGTTTATTTATTAGGTGTTATATGTGTACAAATAACATTTGATACAATAAACAATATTAAATATTCAAAAATAAAAAAACAAATTGAAGAACTAGAAAGCAAACTATCTAAATTCTAGTTTGACACTACTATAATATTAAAGTATAATGGAGGCGTATTCATTAATTTGAGTACGCCTTTTTTATTTTAAGAGTGTTGGTTGAAGTGAAGTACAAACTTCGGAAAAGAAAATCCTCTGTCATGGAAACCTTGCATAAAATAAAAGTGAGTAAGGGCAAACTGGGATTGACCTGTATCCTTACTCACATAAAAGGTTAAACAATAACACAGGAGAACACAATGGAACAAGCTGTAATTGTGGGAAACTTTCCTACATTTATAAATGATATGATTCACGAAACTAAATCTAAAAAATTTAGAGTCGGATTCATAAAGAAAAATGGTGAGTATCGTGTTGGTAAATTTGATAAAGTAGCTAGGTCAAAATTTAAAACAACAGAAGGTACATACACAAAGTTAAAAGGTAAGGGACAAACTACAAACCCAGAACAATATCTTTGTGCATTTGATTTAAATAAAAAATCTTATCGCAATATTAATTATAAAACTATGAAGTGGATTGCAATAGGTAGAAAGTTATTTAAAATCAATGACTTACTAGCTGATGAAAGCGTTAGAATTACTGCTGTTCATAAAGTAAAATTCAGTAATCTAAAAAGACTAATGAAAGAAAACTACGAAATGGAGGAAAAATAATATGCCACATACAGTTATGTATAATCAAAAAAAATATAAACTTCCTTTTGAAATAGATTTAACTTTAGACCCAAAAGAAAAGTTAATAAATGTAGCAAATCCATATAGTGGAGAAGTTGCAAAACTTCCTTGGTTTGCAGTTGCAGTTTATGATGTAATCAAAGGGGCTGAGTTGATAAATGATTTTGTCACAGTAAGACAAGGTTTAGATTGGTTTCAGAAAAACTTTACTGATGAATACTATACATTATTAGACTGATTGTCATTTGACATACCAAGTATCACTTGATATAATGGGGGCACTATCTTTAATTAGGTAGTGCCTTTTTTGTTTATAGCAATTAAGGATAAATAAATAATAAACATAGGAGAACATATGGAAAAGCAAACTCGCTTGTTGAAAGCAGATAAAGAAATTCTGTTGCAAGAAGCAGTCAAAGCTGTAATGAGTACACCAGCTGTCTCTACTAAATATAATCATAGAAAAAAAACAAATGAAGTAATAGACTTTGATTATAATTATAGAGTAGCAAGGGAAAACTATTACAAAACTAGAACTAACATACATAAACTTGTTAGTGATATCGTTGAAGAAAAGTATCCAACGAAAGATATGAATGTCCTTAAAAAGTACGACTGTACTCATAACGACAAATGTATCTGGTTTAAAGATACTTCATCAGATAATGGTATTGAATTTGAGTACAAAACTCAACCAAGTCAAAAGATTTTTGAGGTACTTGAATACGATACATTATTATCAGCTAATGTAGATGTAGATTATAGGGGTAAATATAATACACCTAGTGAATATGGTATTAAAAGATATACCTATTCTACATATACTGAACATAGACAAAAGGTAGAAAAACTACATGGCGAATGGCTTGAAAAAGATGGCACAAATGAGTGGTCTTTTGTAAGACCAAATCGTGGTTGCTATGGTCAAAGAATAGCTGTTAATAAAAAAACACTTGATAGTATAATGGAAATCAAAGTTCTTTTTGATAAGGCTTCACTTGCATTACAGTTAAGAAAAGAAGCACAAAAGAAAAGACTTGAAGCATATACTTCATTGATTAAATTTGCTAAAACTCAAGAACAAATTAAAAAAGTTTGGACTGATGCACCATTACATTTAATTGGTGGCACTGGCACATCTTTAGTTTGTTTATCTGATGACGCAGTATCATTAATTCAAAATGACGCTAAAGTTAGAAGTGCTGTTAATAATGCAACAGCTAAAGCTAAACTAGCAGTTGTAATGGGTGGCTCATCAGCAAGAGTATCAGTAAATTAATTGACAACTATCACGTATTGTGATATACTAAAGGCGTATCTATTAATTTAGGTACGCCTTTTTTTATTTAACCAAACAACATATAGGAAAACATATGAGAATGTATAAAAGAAAAGTAGGAATAGATGACACTTGGTCAAATACTATTCATGTAGAAGAAAAAGATATGCCAAAGCATGTTGAATTTTCTATTGATGAAATAAGATATTGGTATCAAGAACAAGGTACTGCAAGAGATAAATTTACTCTTAATGTTGAAAGAGTGGAAAATGGATACCATGTTGAGTATTCTGGTATATTATTGCATACAAATAATATGCTAGAACTTTGGCGTAGAAACCAAAGAAACTTTGTTGCCATTAAAAAAAGTAAATACTGGTGGGTTGATGCAGTTATAGTTAATCCAAGTGTACGAGAAAGCAATACAGGAGAATAGACAATGGCAATAGTTAAACATGAAGAATATGTGAAGTTTAATCTTAATGACATACATAGTATTAAGATTGACAATCACAGATACGATAAGTGGATAGATATATCTCTTAAAGATAATACTCGAGTAAAGTCTAGAGACTCAGTCTTTAATGATGTGTATTTAAAACAAGCAACCGAGTTTATAGCCTTTAAATCAAGAGTATATTATTGGTTATCAACAGGAGACAAACTAATATAGGAGATAACATGGAAAATAAAACTAAATATTTATATGTCACAGATTACGATAACATATCTATTGAAGGGGAGTGGTATGATGAGGCGTATAATAACTTATTAAAGTTAAAAGAAACAAATGAAGATTTACCAACTGGTAGTCTTTATGTTAAATGTGCAGAAAGTAATTAAACTATCTGACAATATTACTAGGGGGAAATTATACTATATGTATATTATAACCCCCCCTAGAAAGACACGATAGTATATCATATTTTTTTGCTTAAGTCAATTTAGTTTAAAAATAAATATAATAATAAAAACAAAAGGATAATAAATAATGAGAGATTTATACTACGAAGTAAAACTTACAGAAGAAAATGAATTAGCTAGGCAAGTATTAATAAGGGCATGGCTTGATTCGGTAGGAGAAACTTCTCCAGATAATTTCCGTAGACAAGTAGAGATTAAGGAAGAAGCACAAAACTTTTTAAAGTCAAAAGACTACGAAGAGTGGTGTGATAGGGCAAACCTAAATCATTTGCATTTAAATAAATTATATGTTATGTTTAAAACAGCATACGATACAAATAAATTACAAGACCAAAACATATTAGTATTTGTACAAAACTTATTTAAAGGTATATGAACATATTTCATTTACACAGAAATCCAGAAACCTGTGCAAGATATCATTGTGACAAGCATGTAGTTAAAATGATATTGGAAACTGGTCAAATGTTATCAACTGCATATCAAAGACATTGTGGTATTCATGATGATTTATACAAACCTGCATATCAAAAACACCCTATGACTATATGGGTAGGCAATTCATTAGCTAACTATATGTGGTCATTAGATTTACTTGGTTTTTTGTTAAATGAATATAGGCACAGATATAATAATAAAATACACAGCACAGGTAGAATACTAACTAAATTGATTTCACTACATAGTAATGTAAAAGATAAATTTGAATACCAAAGTTTTTTAATACCACCATTATGTATGCCAGATAAATACAAGACAGAAAGTTATATTATGTCTTACCGAAACTATTATGTTGGTGAGAAAAAAATATTTGCAAGATACACTAAAGTTGACACACCATTCTTTATGTGCTAATATAGTAGGTTCAACAAACAAAGGAAAAAATTAAAAAATATAGGTAGAAAATGAAAATAAAAGAATATATTGGCAAAAATATAGATGACTTTCCAAAATCTTTTGACATTAAATTAATAAATGATGAATTAAACATTTGTAATAAATGTGGCAATATAGATATTTGGACTAATCTTAATTGGGATTGTGATTTTTTAGATATTACAAATAAACAACATAAAAAAATATTTGGAAAACACACTGCAGTTTGTGACAATTGTTTAAATGAATTAATAATAAAAATAAAGGAGTAATTAAATGTCAAAATTAGAATGTATAGAGTGCCAATCAACTAACATAACTTATTTACCAGATGTTGATGGAAATTCATGGGTTAATATAACTTATGAACAAAATGAAAATGGAGTATGGAAAGCATTACTTACAGGAGAAAAGGCAGTAGGTATTAATGAAGAACTGCAAGACAATGTGTGTGATGTATCAGAGATAAGTAAAAGAGATATATTTTACAATGACGGTAATGCATTCTTTTATTGCAAAAATTGTAAGATTGAATTTGATTCAAGAAGTTTATGATTAAACAAACAGTTAAAACATTACAAGAACAGATAGGAACTCTATCCAATACAAGTAAAATGCCTGCATATTCTTTTGGAATATCGGCTAAAAAATGTAATGTTGGTAGTAAGTTGGCAAAGGTAAAGGGTACAGTATGTCATGGTTGCTATGCACTTAAAGGATTTTATGTAATGCATAGTGTAAAAGTAGCACATGAAAAAAGATTACAGGCTATGAACGAGCCATACTGGGTTGATGCTATGACTATGCTAATCAAATTAAGATATCAAAGACTACCAGATAAAAAGAAATACTTTAGGTGGTTTGATTCTGGAGATTTACAATCACTAGAACATTTACAAAAGATTATTCAAGTATGCAAAAACACACCAGATATAAACCATTGGCTACCAACAAGGGAGTATGGAGTATTATCTCAAATTAAAGAAGATGACTTACCAGATAATTTAATTATTAGAGCATCAGCAATTAAAATAGACGGAGAGCCACCAACATTTTGGAAGTGGACAAGTGCAGTTCATACAATCAAAACAGAATATAGAGCATGTCCTGCATTAAAACAAGATGGAGAGTGTAGAGATTGTAGAGCATGTTGGGATAGAAATAATAAAACAATATCATATGAACAACATTAAATACACAGGGCATGAAAATGCTCCTAATTGGAAAGACAAAGATGAATGGAATGCTTGGTTTAAAGCATTTTGTATTTTGCATTTTAAAGATAAAAGACAGAACAACTTTGATTTAGTTTTTAATGATATTGTAAAACTTATAACAGAAAATGATAATGATAAATCAAAAAGAGTTAAAGGCATAAAGCCAAGAGTACTAATAAAATTAGTAAAGGAAAGACTAGGTTTAACTACTGCAATAGTAAGCCGTGCTATAAGAAAATTAATAGCACAGGGTATACTAAATAGGTATAGACAAACACAATCTTTATTACTAATAGTAAAAGGACATTACTGGAAAAGTTATGTCAAACAATAACAATAAGGAGAACACATGCAAAAAGAAGAAGCAAGACTATCTATGGACAATGAATTCCGTTGTCAATATGAAGAAGTTGAATACATTGGAGACTTATCTGAAAAGATAATTGATGATTATAAATCTGGGATATTTACTACAATGGATGGAAACTATATACACCCAGATAAAATTGTAAAATTTTTTAAGAGAGAAGCTGTTGCTCAAGGTTTTACAAATGACTTAATAGAAAATACAGCAGAAGAACTTTATCTTGTACTTGAAGCACATCTTGATGAAGAAAGAAGCAATATATGAATGAAGATAGACATATACAATTAGACCAAGATAAAAGTTTATATCATATTGATTTAATCTTAAGGACTAATGACAATGGAGAGTATGTTGCTTTTGATTTATTTGATATAAACAAACAAGAAATAATCTTTACAAAAAAACTAAAGGAGGTAACATATGACTAAAAAAGAAGAAAATAAATTAGTTAATTTATTAAAAAAACTATATGGAAAACATTGGTCTTTTAATTGGAAAGGACAAGACAATGGTTTTGAATTAACATTACAAGTATGGAAAGGAAAACAATGAGAACATACAAAGTTGAAACAAGAACAGTTGATATAGTCACAGTTAATGCTAAAAATGAAGAACATGCAAAGGAATTAATTATTAATAATTATTATAATAACTTAAGGTCTAGTGAGTTTTTTATTGATGAAATTGAGGACATAACAAGTGAGAAAGGATTAAGCAATGAAAACTTATATCATAACTGAATATCCAGAACTTATTAGAAAATGGAAAGTCTTAGGTAAAAATAAAAAAGATGCTTGGGAAAATTGGTTAAATGATAAAATAGAACTCATAGAAGAAGACTATGATGAAGAATACAAACCAATAGAAATGGAGGAAATAAAATGACTGAAAAAACTTATACAGTATTAGCCCATTACAAAGTAAAATACTATTATACAATAGATTCTGAATCTACTCTATCATATGATAAGATTAAACAAATAGCACTAGATAACCAAGCAGATTGGGAAAGAGTAGATGATGTTTTTAATCATGGTGCCCCAATTATTGAGGAGATAATAGAAGAATGATTAAGAAAAAACAAACTAAGTTTGAAAAACAAATATCAAAACTAATAAAATTTTATAATAAACAATATAATTGGAATGGAAAAAGGAGAAAAAACAATGGAAAATAAAATAAAAAATATGTTAGACTATGCACATTTTAATACAGAAGATTATCAACCATCTTTCTTTAGGGACACATTAGTTCAATGTGCAAAAGATATTTATGAAATGTATCTTAATGGTAATATAAAACCACCAACAGTAGACTCAGTAGAAGGAGCCTTTCATGATTTAGTATCTAATTATTTACAAGGTGCACCATATGAAGATATAAATTATTTAACTATACTAGATGACTTAAAGTTATTTGTTGATGAAAATAATATAAAATTAAAAAGTAAATCTATAAATACTAAAGCATTTGGTAGACATGCAGAAAATCCTAAAGGTGTATCACTTACATATGATAGTAATGAAGAAGAAAAAGAATACACCGTGTTTGGTACTAAAATATAATTAATTTGACTTAAAGTATATTTTGTGCTAGACAACTATCATGAAAAAAATTAAAGTTAAACTTATTATCTATGGGTGGATTGGTATATTCACTACTGAAGTAGAGTCACTTGATACTACAATTGTGGAAAATAAAATAGCAGAAGTATTAAATTCAAAAGGTGTAGAGTTGACATATGAAAGGCTTTATGATAAGAAGAAAATCTTTATAACATACGAGGAAATACATTGAACTATCAACAGCAATTAGAAGTGGTACAAAATTTACTAGTGCAATACGATTCTGAAGTTAGAATAGATTGCCCATTTTGTAGTCACAAAAATACATTTGTAGTAAGAAATGATGACGGTACTTTATATTGGTATTGTTTTCATGCTTCTTGTTCTGCAAAAGGTAAACAAGAAAATAAACTATCAATGCAAAAAGTATATAAAACTTTTAATACAGAACAGATAAAAGAATCTGATAAATTTGTAATGCCAGATAGTTTTAAATCTATACATTCAAATCAAAAAGCATTAGAGTACTTACATAAAAATAATTGTTGGGAAGCTATGGCTTGGGGCAGGGCAGAATTTAGATATGATGTAAGGCAAGACAGAGTTGTATTCTTAATTAAAGATTATGATAATATACGAGGGGCTATTGGTAGAGGAATAAATTCAAGAGTATATCCTAAATGGTACATCTATGGAAATAAAGATTACCCATTTAAATGTGGACAAGGAGAAGATGTTGTTTTAGTTGAAGACTGTGCATCAGCATGTGCTGTATCAAATGTAATGGTTGGCATGGCTTTAATGGGAACAGCGTATCAAGATAAATTTACACCACATATACCTAAGTATAGAAATTTATATGTGGCTCTTGATAGGGATGCAACTAAAAAATCCTATGATATAGCAAATTATTTAAGGTCAATAGGATTTGACAATGTAAAAGTAAAAATGTTAGAAGATGATTTAAAATACTATTCAACTGATGAAATAAGAAAGGTGTTCTATGATTGAAAAACAAATGATTAAACTACTATTGAGCAAAGAGTTCTACGATAAATATAAAGGAACAATATCTAGAAATATATTTGAGGGAAACATTGGCTCACTCTTTGATACAATAAAGAAAGCACATGACAAGTATGAATCTGATATTAAGATTGATGACTTGTATAGTTTACATACAAAGGTTTATAATCCTGCTTTAACAAGAGCAATGAGAGAAACCTTTAGTGAACTAATTGAAGATATTAAAAGTGCTGAAACTCCAAATGAGGAAGTAGCAAAAGATATCATTAAAGTAATGCGTGATAGGGATATTGCACAGCAGATTGCAGTAGAGGCTACAGAAATATATAATGGAAAACCTGCTCAGTTTAATCTTATTTCAAATATAATTGATACATACAAAAAAGAATTACCAACAGAGCAAATAAATGCAGTAACAAATAATATCGGAGAATTATTAAATCAATTAAATGTTACTACTAAATGGAAGTTTAATTTAAAAGCATTAAAAGATAATGTTGGTGGTATTGGGGATGGAAACTTAATGATTGTTTTTGCAAGACCAGAAACAGGAAAGACTGCATTTTGGGTAAGCCTGGTTGCATCCCCAGATGGTTTTGCAGAACAAGGTGCAAAGGTACATGCATTTATAAATGAAGAGCCTGCTGTAAGAACTCAGATGAGAGCCATTAATTGCTATACTGGTTATACTAAACAGCAGATTATAGATAACATTGAACTAGCACACAAAGATTGGTCCAAAATAAAAGATAATATTAAGATGCTTGATGTTGTTGATTGGTCTATTGAAGATATAGATTCACATTGTGAAAAACATAAACCAGATATAATAATTATTGACCAGTTAGATAAGATAAATGTATCTGGAGTGTTTGCAAGAACAGATGAAAAACTAAGAGCAATCTACACAGGTGCAAGAGAAATAGCTAAAAGAAGAAACTGTTGTGTTATAGCTATATCACAAGCATCAGCCGATGCACATAATAGAAATAGTATATCATTTGATATGATGGAAAATTCTAAAACAGGTAAAGCTGCAGAAGCAGATTTAATTATTGGTATAGGTAAACACTCAATTGAAAGAGACCCAGAAGATTTACATAGAAGTTTATGTATAAGTAAAAATAAAATTAATGGGTATCATGGTGAGCCTAACTGTAGAATTAATAAACAACTAAGTAGATATGAAGATTAACTGAAAGATAAATATGATAACAACACTTGATATAGAAACTACATTTCAAAAAACAGCAGATGGAAAAATGGACCCACTTCCATTTAATCCTAAAAATTATTTAGTAAGCGTAGGCATTAACGATAAATATTTTTTTATAAAACATAATCAAAGAGTTGATGAAAATGCACATAAAGAAATACAATCTATTCTAGATAAAAGCACATTACTTGTTGGGCATAACTTGAAGTTTGATTTAACTTGGTTACTAGAATCTGGTTTTATTTATAATGGTAAAGTGTATGATACAATGATAGCTGAATATGTTTTATCAAGAGGATTAAGAAGAGGATTATCTTTAGATGCTACATGCAAAAGAAGAAAGATAGGAATGAAAGATAGTTCAATACAAGATTACTATGACAAGGGAATATCATTTGAAGATATACCAGTAAATGTAGTTGAAGAATATGGTAGACATGATGTTTTAATTACTAAAAAATTATTTGATAATCAGATGATAGATTTTAAATCAGATAAAGATAAAGGTTTAATTAAAACAATTAAGATGATGAATGATTTTTTACTTGTATTAATTGATATGGAAAGAAATGGTATTCATGTTGATACACTATCATTAGCTGATGTTGAAAAACAATACAGGGCAGAGTTTGCATATTTAAAACAAAAAATTGATATGACTATATTTGAAAAAATGGGAGATACAAAAATTAACCCATCAAGTACAGAACAATTATCATGGTTAATTTATTCAAGAAAAGTTAGAGACAAAGCAAAATGGAAAGATATATTTAATATTGGTGTTGATGAAAGAACTGGAAAAACTAGAAGACGACCACAGTATTCAATGAATCAAATTAATAATTTAATTAAAACTCATACTGATATTATATATAAAACTAGTGCATCACAATGCACATCTTGTCATGGTAAAGGTGTAATTAAAAAAATAAAAAAAGATGGAAGTGAATTTAAAAATTATACTAAATGTTCTGAATGTGATGGAGAAGGATTAGTATATTCTCAGTTAGCAAAGACTGCTGGTTTTATGCAAAAACCAAAATCAGTTTATGATATCGCTGATGGTGGATTTAGAACAGATAGAATTACTTTAGAAAAACTTGCAAGTAAAAGCGAGGGGGATTTAAAAGAATTCATTACAGCTATTGTAAGATACAATGCAGTTGAAACCTATCTTAATACTTTTGTAGATGGAATTAAATCTTTTACAAATGAAAGAGGATTACTTCATCCTAAGTTTATGCAATGTGTAACTGCAACAGGAAGATTATCTAGCCGTGACCCTAACTTTCAAAATCAACCTAGAGCAAAAACATTTCCTATTCGTAAAGTAATTAAATCTAGATTTGAAAATGGTAAAATACTTGAAATAGATTTTGCACAATTAGAATTTCGTACTGCCGTTTTTCTTGCACAAGATACACAAGGCATGGAAGATATTAAAAATAAAATTGATGTGCACCAATACTCTGCAGATATTATAGGGGTGTCCAGGCAAGATGCAAAAGCACATACATTTAAACCTTTATATGGTGGTGTAACTGGAACAGAAAATGAAAAGAAATATTATTCTGAATTCTTAAAAAAATATAAACAGATTGCACAATGGCATGACAAATTACAAACAGAAGCAATTAAATATAAAGTTATAAGAATACCAACTGGTAGAGAGTACGCCTTTCCATATGCTGAAAGAATGCCATGGGGTGGCTCTAGTTATGGAACACAAATAAAAAATTACCCAGTGCAAGGATTTGCAACAGCAGATATTGTACCATTAGCTTGTATACAAATATATAATCTAATGAAAAAAAATAAAGTAAAAAGTTTACTAATCAACACAGTTCATGATTCTATCGTGGCTGATGTTTATCCTGGTGAAGAAGCTGCGATGAGTAATATATTTAAACAGGGTGCGGCATCTGTAATACCTGCTATGAAAGAGTATTATGGAATTAATTTTAATATCCCACTTGATTGTGAATTAAAGATGGGTGTTAATTGGCTAGAGATGGAGGAAATACATGGCTAATAATAAACAAGAACAAGCAGAAAAAAAAGTAAGAAAGTGGTTTAATGATAAAGTTGAAGTTATGACATTTGGTCATGATAAAACTATGAGTAAAAAACTAAAAAAAAGTATAGAGAATAACTTTATTAAAAATGTAAAAGGAGAAAACTAATGCAAGTACTAGAAACACTAGATGATTTTCAAGATGAAAGCTATGGTGCTTATCTTGATTATCAACAATTAATATCAGAGTTTGGTGATTTGCCAAGTAAATTATATCTTAATATAAATCATCCACATTTTCATGATATGCTATATTATGCAAAAACTGATAATATAGAAGTAATAACAACAACTGGGAAAACTAAAGTATGTTAGTAGATATAATATTACAAGTGTTTTTAATTATATTAATAGGTATATGGATACTTAATTTTTTTTCTAAGAACACTTGACATTAGATATAAAATATGGTATACAGTTATTACAAACTCAAAAAATAAGGAGTAAAATATAAATGGAAAATCAAGTAGTAAATATCAAATCAATGTCTATTGACCAAATTAAAAAAGCAATTGGTCAAGATACTGGTTCTGAAAATAAAAATAATATTCCTAGATTATCAATCAATAGGAATCCAGATGATGAGCAAGGTAATACTCTACCTGTTGGTAGTTTTGTTGTCTATGACCCTAATCTAAATGAAAATGTTTATGGTAAACCTGTTACAGTAAGACCATTCATAAGTGCTATGCAGTATATGCACTTTGAACCAGAAAAAGGAGAGTATGTTAATAGGTCAATTATCTTTAAAAATTGGAAAGAGGAAGCACTAGATATATTAGGTGGAACTAAATGTGGAAAACTTCCATATAAAGATAGAGATAAATTATCTCCTGAAGTTCTTTCTGAACAAAGAAAGATTAGATGCTATAAATTAATCTATGGCTTATTATCTTTTAAAGGTAAGTTAGCAAAAGGAACTGACCATACAATAGAAAATCTTCCAATTATTTGGAGAGTTACAGGAACAAGTTATAATCCAGTAACAGAAGCTATTGAATCTATTAGTCAAAGAAATAAATTAATGTATGCGTGTACATTAACTGTAGATACAAAGCGACAAAAGAAAGGCGGAAATACTTTCTATACGCCAGATATAAAAGTTAATACTGAAGTTAATCTAAAATTAACTGAAAATGATTTGGCTACATTGCAAGTATTCCAAGAGTCAATCACTAAAGAAAATAGTGAAGTAGTTGCTTTATGGAAAAGTGCTAAAGATAAAAAATACACTAATGGAGATGCAAGTTCAGCAAAACTAGTTGAGCAATTAGATGTTGAAGAATCTGATCCAGTAGAAATATTTAAATCATAATGAATACAATTCTTCATAAAGTACAACTGTATCTAGATAAGGTTGCCAAACAACCAGTTGAAGTATCTGATAAATTGGTTGAGGAATTTGGTGAAGCATGTAAAGCTGCATTGCGTAAGCAATTTTCAGAAGAACGAGCAAACCAATTTCAAATTCGCATGAGTAATATTGGAAGACCATTGTGTCAATTACAAATGGAATCTAAAAATATTAAAGGCGAGGGGCAATCTTATAGTACAAAGATGAGAAATACTTTTGGAGATTTGATTGAGGCACTAGCATTTTTTGTAATTAAATCTGCAGGTATAAAAGTAGTTGACCAAAATAAAAGAGTTAAATACAAATGGAATGGTAGTGAAATTGACGGCTCTTATGATGTTAATATTGATAATAAAATATGGGATATAAAAAGTGCATCTCCATATTCTTTTGAAAAAAAGTTTGGAGAGAATGGTGGGTTTGCTGAGATAGCAAAGGATGATGCCTTTGGTTATATACCACAAGGATATCTATATGCTGAAAGTGAAAAGTTGCCTTTTGGTGGATGGATAGTTATTAATAAATCAACTGGGGAGTGGACTGTGTGTGAAACTCCGATGGCTGATTCAGAGTATAGAGAAAAGGCTTTATCATTAGCAAAAAATAATGTTAAAGCATTAGTAGAAAAAGCCCCTTTTAAAAGATGCTATGAAGAAGTTAATGAAACTTTTAGGGGTAAAGAAACTGGTAATAAAATACTAGGAAATGTGTGTTCGTTCTGTCCATATAAAGTACCATGTTGGGGTGATAAATTACAGCTGTTACCCCAACAGCAATCACAAGGTAAGAATCCTAAGTGGGTATGGTATACGGAAGTAAATAATCCTAAAAAAGAATATGACTACAATTCGCAGTAGAAAAGCTAAAGGTCGTAGACTTCAAGACTGGGTTAGGGATACTTTAAAAAAAGTATTTACTTATTTAACAGAAGATGATATAAGAGTAGCAATTATGGGAGAGAGTGGTGCAGATATTAAATTATCAAAAAAAGGTAAAGAAGTTTTTCCGTATGACATTGAATGTAAAAATAATGAAACATGGAAAAGTATTTATAAAGCATATGACCAAGCTGATAGTCATGGCGATCTTAATCCTATTGTTTTTTTAAAAATGAATAATAGGAATCCATTGGTAATAGTAGATGCACAACATTTTATAAACTTAAAAGGTAATATATGATAAATAAAAAAAAAGTAGTTGATTTGGATAACTGTATTAAAGTAGCAGTATCTCCTTGGCAACAAGGATTTGTATGTGGTTTAATATTGGATAATAATAATACTAAAATGAGTATTGAAGAATTTAATCTTTGTTCTACAATAGCTAGAGGAATGATTAAACAGGCTGTGATAGACCCTCACACAATTTATCTTCTAGGGTTAAAAGGTTTTTCGGAAGATGAAAAAAAATCAAAACAAAATGGGCAAGGACATGAAGAAATTAATGAATTTAGTGAAGACAATATAGTTGATTTCTTTGAGTACTTAAAAGCAAGAACTGATAAGGAGATAAACTAATATGGCAACTCATTTAGTAATTGGTGATCCTCATTGTACACCTAAATCAAACAATGATAGATTTCTATGGGCAGGTAAAGTGGCTGCTGATATAGGAGTTAATTATGTAATATGTATGGGAGATTTTGTATCAATGGATTCTTTATGCTCTTATGATAAAGCTAAGTTATCATTTGAGGGTAGAAGATACAAAAGAGATTTAGAGCATGCAGAAGATGCTTTAATTAAATTTGATAAAGGACTTGGTAAACATAAAGTTAAAAAGATTATGATACTAGGTAATCATGAAGATAGGATTGATAGACTTGTTCAAGATAATCCAGAACTAGAAGGAACAATGAAAATTTCTGATCTTAAATATAAAGATTATGGTTGGAAAGAAATACCATATAAAGAAATTAAAGTAATTGATGGTGTGCATTATGTTCATCAACTACCATCTGGTATTATGGGTACAGCAATATCTGGAGAAAATGTTGCAAGAACTATTTTAAATAAACATAAAGTATCAGCAACAGTTGGTCATTGCCATTTATTAGATTATGCAGTATCTACATTACCAAGTGGTAAAAAATTACATGCATTATCTGCAGGATGTTATTTAAATCATACTGAGGGATATGCTAAAGGTACTCAGCATATGTGGTGGAGTGGTTTAATAATTAAAAGAAATGTATCACAAGGGTCTTATGATTTAGAAACAATGTCTTATAGTGAGGTTAAAAAATACTATGGCAAATAAACTATTTTTTGATAATGTTAATTCGCCAAAACATTATTTAAAAGGAAAAAAAGAAACTATAGATGTTATCAGTGATTGTATGACTGATGATGAATATCATGGGTATCTTAAAGGTAATATCTTAAAGTATGTATCAAGATATAAATTTAAGGGTGAGCCATTACAGGATTTAAAGAAAGCTGAATGGTATTTAAAACGACTAATAATGGAGGTTAATAAATAAAATGGGTCAAGTAAAAAATGCTCTATTAGAAATAGAGGGGTTAGTAGCTGGGTGTTTAAATGATAAAATGACAATGGAAGAAACAGTAGAATACTGTTCTAATTTATTTTCTACTTCAAAGAATGATAATTATTATTTAAATAATAAAAATTTAATTAGAAAAATATATACTAATTTTGTTTATGAGGAGGCTGTGAATCTATAATGGATAAAGTATATCTTATAACTTCTGAACAATTACAAAATATATTTAGATATTTAATGACTAGACCATATGGAGAAGTAGTTCAGATAATGAATATGTTATCTAAACTTGAGGCTTTAGATCCAAGAATAAGTAAAGACTTTGTAAAAAAACAGAAAGGAGAAGACTATGAAAGTGAAGTTAGCACAAAAGCTACCAAGTGAATTTGATAAACATACAGGTTTATTATTTGAATTAAAGATTGGTTTAAGTAAAGATAATAATATAGTCTTAGACTACGGTGGAAAACCTGTTGGTAAAATTAGAGAAGCATTAAAAGAATATAAATATCATGGTAATCTTTGTGCTGCTATAATTAATCATTGTAATTCTATGGGTAAAAAATTAGAAGATGATATTAAAAAATTGTTACAGAATATTTAAATATAAATTATGGCATAATCCGTTTATGGATATGCTAGAAAAATATTCTGGTAAATTTAACAACTGGATTTGGAGAAAGAGATGGGCAGATACATCTACGTATCGCAATAAGCGTAAAAAGCATATTAAGATATTAGATGCTAATGTTTGTTAAAGCCTCCAAATAAAAAAGGCTCCAACTGGGGAGCCTATCATGTGTTGCCTATGTGGGGGAAGTGTAATAGCTTCCCCTTAAAATTTTAAGGAGATGCTGTTTGCATTAATGATTTTGTTTGTTCATCAAGTCCTGTACTAATATATGTTCCAGATAATCTATCCATTTGTTTTATAGGTTTCATAACTGTATTATAAATACTATTTAATGCTAAACTATATTGTGGGTTTTCTGCATATCTTTTAGCTATTGCTTTAAATTGATTTTGTATAGGCTCATTTTTTTCTAAAGACATTCTATAATCCTCATAGTAATTTCCCTTTTCCATCATTACTAAAAAATCTTTTATATTTTCTTCAAGAGTATTATACTCTTTTAATTTTGTACCTCTTGGAGTTTTTATATAATCATCATCAAAAACTGCTCTTCTTCCAAAATAATTTTTAGCAGCCATTGCTGTTGGTGCCCCTTTAAATTGACCATATCCACTTTCTAATATGGCTATACTTGCTACAAGAGCAGGGTCTATTTTTCTTACAATAGATTCTTCTGGAAATCTTACGATTTCTTTTTTAGCTAAATTATATACTAATTTAGGAAACTCTTCTTTAGTTATAGGTTTATTATCCATTATTATTTTTATGGTTAGTAAGGTTATTGTGACTATTATGATAAAGAGTTTATCTTTCACTTACCCTTAACATGCTTTTGGGTCTTGGGGGGTTGCTTTACAGAACCACCAGATCCTGCCCAAAAAAACTTATCTGCCCAATAGGCAGCACTTGTTTTACCCTTAGCAATATTTTTTGCATGTCTTGCTTTAAAACTTTTTCTAGCTTCTGGGCTATAATTATGACCCATTTTTTGATCGCCAAATCTTATAATCTTTACACTACTATTATCTTTTACTGCAACAATTCCCTTTTTAGTAGGATGTGATGGAGTTCTTTTTGGTTGGTTTAAATTTGTTAAACCATATCTTTTAAGTTTTTCTTTAATATTAGTTGTCATAAATTTATTTGTCTATACTGTTTTACTTTTTTAGCAATACTTTTTGGTTGCTTTACAAATTGTTTTCCTTTTCTTTTACCCTCACGTTTTGCCTTTGTTGTTGCTGCGTATTCAGCAGGAGTTAAAGATTTAATAGCAGCTTCTGGTAAATATCTTTCTCCAGTTTTTGATGATGGTTTACCAGATTTGGTTCTCCATTTCTGGTCACCCCATGCTTTAAGTGATTTTTGACTTTTTGCAAGAGCCATTTTATTTATACCCACCACCTCTAGCTTTATAAGATTTAGCTAATAATTGTGCTTTTCTAGCTGACCATTGACCAGCAGCAGTTCCCATAACTGCTCTTGATTTAATTGAATTAAATAATTTTTTTCTTAAAGTTGGTTTTGTATAATTACCAGCTTTATTTACTGTACTTTTCTTTTTCATAATTAAGCAAATTGTTTTGGAATATAGTCTTCTTCAACTTTAATAGTAACTGTAACAGATGTATTAGCACTTGCTAATCCCCTTACTAAATCTCCTTTAAATAAATAAAGACTATCTTCTATTTGTATTATTCCATTGGGGAGTAATTGTGTTGCCTCTGTAATTGTGTAATAAGTAGAATTTAAACTATTATACCAGTCTAAACTAAATGTAACTGTATTTGATGTATCATTACTTATTAAAATACTTTTTATTTCTGCCTCATGTTGTGCAGGAACTGTGTAAATAGTTTGGTTAGATGTTGTAAGCTGTAATCCAACTGTTCTTTTTTTAGTAATCATTACGTTAAATCATACCACTTAATTGTACCAAGAACATCATCATTGTTTGCTGCCGCTTTAGCACAAAGAGTTAATGTATCAGATACTCCTGCTATTGTTTGACCAAGTTGATAATCAAAATTAAAACCATCTCCAACACTAGCAACAGAACTGCTTTTACCTGCTATGTAAGTCTTAGCTATAATAGTACCACCTGTAATAGTAGTAGTACCTGTTAAATCATATTCTACATTATCTGAATAGCTTGTATAAGAAAATGCTGTAGAAGGTGTAGCATTAAGTATTAATTGTATTTCATAATCAGAATTTGCTATTCCAGAAGCTATAAATCCTGCAGGCACAATTACTGCATAAGGTCTTGATGTTTTAATTTGTATAGTTGCTAAATTATAAAAAGTCCCTGCAGTTGTTAAATTAACTCCTCCAATAGATGCTGTTCCTATCATTTGTTCAACTGCCTTTGGTGCATAACCACCTTCAGAAATACAGGAAGAACAGATTTGTTGTAATGTATAAGTACCAGAAGATAAAGCAGCAGCCGCTTCTATTTCATAACGAATTGGAAGATTAGCTGTTTGCATATAAACTGTTGTTAAACTATTTGCATTATTAAAAGTATGTGCTGTAATTAATTGACCATTAATAACAAATCCAACTCTAACAGATCCAACTCCTAGCCATTCAATATCTATAAACAATATATTTGATTTTGTTGCATCTAATGTAAATCCACTTGATCCTGTTCCATTTAACTTATCTCCATTCCAACTTGATTGAGATATTTCAGTATCAACAGCAGCCCCTGATGTATAAGTACGTCTTACTATTTTTAAAGTTGTTCCATCAGCATAAAAAAATATTCCATTATTAGCATCAAATAAACCTACCTTTTGTTTAAGATTAGCTGTTAAAGTATTCATTACAAAAGTATTAAATATAAGTAATGATTTACCTGGTTGATAAGACATTACCCTTTTAGATTGCCTTATTGTCTTATCTCCACTAGCTTGTGTTACATTTAAATTAACAGTTGATTTATTTGCTGTATAAGTAACCGTTCCGCCACCTGTTAAAGATTCATCAAAGAGAGAATTCTTTGACATTACATTTTTACTGTCAAAGATTGTAAGTGGATTAGATACTCTTAATCTACCAAAAGCATCTACTGAATTACCACTTGGTACTATATTAATAGGATTTGTTGATGTTCCAAGTTTTGGATAATAGGTTATCATTTATATTTTTAATATCCTAATTCATCATATTGTTCTGTATTGCTTTTATATATTTTCTTATTTAATACAGATTTTTCTCTTGTAATATGACCTAGAACTGTACCTTTATGAATACCCTCTTTAATAGTATATCCAGAAGTTCCATTGCCATTAATCTCAACTTCTTTTCTACTTCTTAATAAAGCATTATTTTTTTTTTCTATTTCTTTATTTTGAAAGTTTTTAACAATTGGATTTTGAGAATAGTTTATAGAACTTGATTGTTTAATATCTTGTAAATTATTTTCTCTATCTAAAAATTTATATTCTATTTTATGAACTGTAAAATCATTTTCTATTTTTTCACAAATAAGTTCTGGACTAAATTCACCACAACTATATACATCAAATTGCATTAACGCTGGATGAACTTCATCCCATACATGCATTACAATATGTGATGTTTCAATTATAGCAGCACCAGTAATACCACGATTGCCGACCATATTAGAATATTGTACATAAGGACCCATCATTACTTTCATTCCAATTTCTGAAATAAATTTTTCTAACCAACGCCTAAGAAACTCCTCGTCCATAGGTGGTCTATAGACTTCAGCACGAACAATTAAATGTTTATGCACTAACAAATTATCTTTCACTATTTTTTATATACTCCTTACATTTGCATTGGTTTAATAAACAACAAAATCCTCTATATAACCAAAAAATACAAAAGATATTATTATTCATTTTTTAAATATATCTAGTGTTGGCTTAAGTCCATAAATTGCACCAAAAATACCAACAATTAACCATTGATACCAAGTAGGAAATTTGCCAAAATAATCAAAAAATAAATCTAATTTAGATTTAATATTAACGTCATCACTAATGATGGCATATGATAATACAATGATTGGAATACAAACAATGATTAAAACAAATTCATCTTTCCAAGTTTTATCTTGCTGATCTGATACATCTCTTTGGTATTCAATTTCACCACGAGCCATACGTTCATAGTATCTACGTTCAGCCTCTGATTCTAATAGTTCTGATTGCTTATGATTTTTATAAATCTCAGCACCAGTTTTAAATAAAGTAGGTACAATGCTCCACCACATATTAATTACAACTCCTCATTTGTTCAGATAGTTCTTCACATCTTTTAGGAGTTTGTTTTCTCCATTGTGAATCTAACATTTGGTTTGCTGCTTCATTATAATCTTCTATAGATAAAGCCTCAAACATTTTTTTAAACTTTGATACTCCAGTTTTACCTAATTGAAATACCATTTCAATAATAATTCCATATGCTTTTTCAACTATAGATATATCTTTAAGTAATTCATCAGCATCTCTTTTAGCTATTAAAAAATCCCTATTAAATACTTCATCAAGTAATTCTTTACTATATTCAACATCCTTTTCAAATTTATCATTGGGTGTAATAAGGTGCCCATAACCAATTGTAGCTTTACCAAGACTATCTAAGTAAATTTTATTTACAAAGCCTTCGTGCTTTTTAATTCTTTCCTTAATGTCTTCAAACATTATTTAAGTATAAGATCTTTTAATATATAAAAAAATTGAGCACCAACAAATAAACCAATGCTGATGAGAATTTTTATAATTTTACTTATATCATCTTGAATATGTTTTAGATGATTAGTCTCAATAGTATTGATTTTATGGTGTAATAATTTTAATTCTCCTTGAATCTTAATTATACTTTCTTTATTACTTACTTCTGCTTTTTTCATTGTTGTTTGTTTTTATTTAGCATTCTACTTGTTTCATCATATGTTGGTAATCCATCTAATCCATAGTATTTACCAACTTCTCCAGGCAATGCTAATAATCCTGAAATGAAATTTTTAGGTTGTTCTTTTTGACTTGATAAATTTAATTTTTTACTATATGAATCTGATAACCTTGCTATTTCTTTTGATTTATTTTGTATAGCAGTTTCAAATTCACTATATGTTAATTTACCAGATCTATATTCAGCTAAGTCTTTAGCCATAAGTTCATTAGTTGCTTGAATTCTTTTTTTTAATTCAAGTACTTTATTTGTACTTAATACATTTAGATCGGCTTGATTTACTTTAAACCCTAAACCTTTAATTAAAGCACCAAGTTCTGATTCATCAGTTCTAAATGGTGACTCAATACCTTTTCTAGCTCTTTCAATTCTTTGTGTAGTATAAGATCCAGGTGCAAACGGAAAATTAGGAACTAAATTTTGTACAACTTTATCTAATTTAATTTTTAAATCTGTAGATAATGATTGTCCTAGCCCCTTTAATTTTTCTCTTTTGTAAACATCATATCCAAACATTGGGGGTATAATATCTCCAAGTAAACCTAATGATGGTTGTACTGATGCTGGTAATCCTGGAATTTGTGCAGTATAACTATTAACATCTAATACATCTCCACCAGGAACATATCTAGTTATATCTAAATAATATGGCTTATCACTAATTCCTAAAAGTTCTGCAGGTACAGGAAGTTTAATATTTCTATGTGGTAATAATGGAACACCAAATACTCTACCAGATTGTTGCTCACTCATTAATGCTCTTTCTTTTGCTTCATCTCCGCCACTATAATACCCACCTAATTTATTTAAACCATATCCTAATGCAGCCCATTTAGCATATTTCCATGGTCTTACAACTGCAGTTTCAGCAAGTAATGGCACAACTCTATATGTATAAGCAAGAAATGGAGTTGGATATTCTCTTAAAAAATTAATTACAGGTGCGTTAATATCATAATCAATAAATGATCTTCTTGCATCTATTGCAGCATCTGATGGGCTAAATCCTTTTGAAAGCCTATCTCTAAATATAGCTAAACGGAATACTGAATCTTCAAATCTATATAAATCAGTTGCAAATTTAGCACCAGTTTTTAATCCAAATAAACTTCTTTTTAAATCATTAAATATAATACCAGCAGAACTTACAGATTGATTAAATTCATCCATTGCCTTATTTCCAAATGCAGTGTATGGATTATCTTTTAATACTTGTGATATAGCCTTTAATTCATTACTAATAAAATCAGCTTCTAAAACTCCATTTTGTTCTGCAAGAGTAAATAATTCTGATTTTTTACCTTTATTAGCTGCAGTTAATGCTTTGTATCCTTCTGATAAATTCTTTCCTAAATTAGAACCATCCATTAAATCATATAATATTACATTACTAATTGTATTATTAACATGAACTGTTGGATTCCAAGCTGTTTTAGATATTTTCCAAAGTTGATTTAATTGTCTATATACTTTATAAAATTCAGTTGGTGTTTTATTTAAATAGTTATCAGTTCTAATTAAATTATCATAAATATCTTCAGGTATCCATTTACCAGCAAGAGGTCCAAATCTTTTTTTACCACCTGTATCTGGAATAACAGCATTAGATACTTGTTTTAAATTGTATTCTCCAATTTCACTTACAGTTGGTTTTGTATAAGCATAAGGTGTTTTAGCTATTTCATTATAAAAAAATGATTTACCTAATTGACCACTTAATATTCTTCCAGTTTCACTAATTGCAAGTGCACCATCTTCAATTTCACCAAGTGCTATTCTTTCTTGTTTAGTTAATTCCCATCTAATTTTAATTGAATCATTTTTACCTAATGCTTTAAATTCTTCTTGCGTTAAATCAAATAATTCCCAACCAGCATGGTTTTTAATTTTACTTCCAGTTTCTATTTCTTTTAATAATTTATTATATTCTGGTGAATTAATTTTTTCTGGAGTTTCAAATCTAATTTTTTGAATTTGTTTAATTGCTTTAAGATCACTTCCCTCACCTATATAATATGCTACATCATTTTTAAATCTTTTTAAATACTCACCTTTAGGTACAGTAATTACAATACCCCTTGGTTTTAATTCATCGCCAACTTTAGCTAATGCGTCGTCTTTCGTATAGGTTCTTCTAAGATATCTATCTATATTTCTTTTAACAGTTTCTTCACTTAATAAACCAAAGTCAACAAACATTTGACTTAATATTTTAACTTCTTTTCTAAAAGTATCTGAAAGTTTTTCTATTTTAGTTGGACCATATTTAATGTCACCTTCCATTAAATTTAATAATAATCTTCTTTCATCAGATGTTAGTTGCTGTGCTCTTTCTGCAAGTTCTACAAACTTACCTGCAATCTCATTTTGTTTACCAATTGCTTTTGTTTTTAATGCAGCAACATCTGTAGGTAAACCATAATCATCTACAATACCTCTAGCAATAACTTCTGATAATGGAATTTTTTTAGTGTATTCGTCTTTAGTACCTTTAAGAAATGTTCTTTCAATTGGTATTTTTTTTAATCCCTGTACACCAGCAAATCCAGATAAAAATCCAATAGCAGCAGCACTAAACTTTTGACTTATTGGTGCATCATCTTCTAAATATTGTGGAGCAATTGCAGCACCAACAATACCAGTTACTATATCTGGTCCAAATTTTCCTGTACTTAAATATTCAAATCCAGGTTTACCAATTTTTTCTTGATATGGTTTTATTAAATATGTATCAAAAAATGCCCTAGGTCCTGTAAGTATATTACCTTTTGGTATATCTTTAATTTGTTGAACTATTTCTTTTTCAGCAAATTGAATATCTTCATCTGGTCTAATTCTAATATTTCTATATTTTTCACCCATTGCTCCTTGAATTTTAGATGTAATTAAACTGGATTCATTAACTGTTTTAATATTAACATCTGATTCAGGCAATATACCAGTAGGCTTACCCTCTTTACCAAATACTCTTCCAACACCCCTAGCAGTTAAACCAATAGCTGGGGCTATTATTGCACCACCAACTCCACCTGCAAGTGCTTGTTTTGTTCGTGTATCTAAAATACTTTGCTCATCAACATATCCTAAAGCACCTGTAACACCACCACTTACAGCACCCATTTTAGCCATTGAATAAATTGTTTTAGCTTTTGCAAATGGTATAAGCCAAGTTATAGGATCTAATACGGCACCGCCAAAATATCCAACCATAGTCCATACACCATTTTCTGGATCTTCTATTCTGGCTCTTAATTCTTCTTGTTCTTTTCTTAACTCATCAGTACCTATATTAGCCATTTGTTTAACGCCTCTATAAGTATCTTTAATTCCTAATTTAAAACCATAAGCAAAATTATCTTGCCAACTTTTATTACCAACAATAGTTGCAGGACCAATAGTAGATAATGGACCAATATCATCTTTTCTACTAAATTGAAATCCTTGCCAATAAGGAGGCTCATCAGTAGAACTAAATGTATCTGTGTTTAGTCCAATGTCTTTAAATGGATTTTGTATTTCTTGTGATTTTGTAGCTGATGGTCCAATTGATGAAAATGGATTAATAAGTACATCTTTATCTTTAGGTTGTTCTGTACCTATTTGTGGACCAATCAAATTAAATGGATTGTCCATAGTTTAGAATCCGTATGTTCTTGGATCTACTCCGATTTTTTCTAATTGTATTCTTGTTGTTGACCTAATTAATTCAATATCCCTTGAAGGATCATATGAACTAGATTTATTACTTTCTAATTCTGATATTCTTTGATTAGCAAATTTAGTTAATTGATCTGGCTGTATTCCAGATAAATTTACTGAAGGTTGTTTCTTAGGTGCAGTTTTAGGGGCAAATGGTCTTCCATATGTTTGCTCAATAAATGCAGGTAAGAATTTAAAGTTAAAATCATAATCCCTTTCTGTATAAGGATATGGAGTTTTAGTTTCAGTTTCCCAATTTTTTTTAACTTGTTGATATTCTTTTTCAATAAGTGGATCTTTTTGATAAACTCCAGCATAAATTTTTCTATTTTGAAATTCTTGTTGTGCTTCATTTTGCATTGCAGTAGCTGCTCTAAATTCTTCAGCACTACCTCTCTTTAATTCCATAAATGATTTTTCAGCAAATGGAGTAATACCTAGTGCTCTAGATGCACCCATTGTATCTATTTGTTTAGGAGTAGGTATAGGACCTCCAGCTGCTCTAGTTAATTTTTCAACAGCTACAGGAATATCTCGTTGTCTTACTATATCACCAAATAATGCTTGTCCAATTTGACCACCACCAGTTTCTCTACCTTCAAGCATAATTTTTCTAAGATTAGGTACATCTGAAAATTGTTCATTAACAAATTTTTGTTTATCTTCTACTTGAGTTTTTTTACCAAGTACTCTACTTTCACTAAATAAATTTTGAAAATCTTTAGTATTTAATTTATCAACTTTATTTTTAATAGTTGCAAGATCAGTTGTTTGAAAATAATTTTTAATTAATGCATCTGCTCTTTCTGGATCACCACTTTCTAATAACCCAAGTGCATCTACTGCTTGACTAAATTTAGAACCATATTGATTTGTATAAGAATCTTTTAATGCTACTTGTTTTTTAATATTTTTCTTTTCTTCATTTAATTCATTTAAAACATTTTGAGCAACTATATCTACAATCTTTCCAGTAATTTTATCACTTTCAGATTGTATTCTAGAATACTCTGCACCCATACCTAATAATAATGGTGTAAGTAATGCCATTACATTTCTCCTTGTTGTTGCATTGGTCTAGCTAATAAACCAGATCCTTGCATTGCTGCCATTGGTAATTCTTTTGGTTTATTGTTTTTCATTTGAATTTCTTCATTAGCATATTTTAATTTAGCCATATCTTTTTTAAATTTTTTATTAGATAAATCAGATAAAGATATTCTTAAATTTTTAATTTTTGCTCTAACTCCAATTGCTGTAATCATTTCCATTAATGGTTGCACAATCATAAAACCTACATCTGGAGTAAATTCTCCTTTTGTAAATCCAGCAAATGTAATGACTCTAACAATAGCTTCTACAGGAACTCCAGCATCTAGCATAGTTATGATTTCCTCTAAAGATTCTGGTGTAGTAAGCCTTTCCCATAAAATATCTAAAACCATTTCAGGTTGTAGCATTCTTGGGGGATGCTCCCAAGGATAATTTCCAGGAGTATCTGTTAATGATTGCCCAGGTACTGGCGTATCAAATTCGTTTATTTCTGTTTCTATTGTGTTATCTGTAGGTGTTATTATTCTTGGCATTATTTTATTTGTGAAATATCTGAGTAATATCTATCTGTTGCAAAAGACCTCATTCTTGCTCTAACTTCTGCAATTTTATCCATAAATGTTTCTGCTTTTAATCCCCTAGTAGCACCTGGCATTGATGAAATTTGACCAGCAGCTTTTGGAGTCATCATACCCCCAGTCTCAACTCTTCCTGGAAGTCTTGCCTTTTGTGCTTGAAAATATTGTACTTGATCTTGATATGCTTTTATACTTGCATAAGGATCTTTTACAGCTTCTTTAATTGCTGCTTTTGCTTTTCTTCTTGCTTTTTCTGCAGGTGATTCTACTGTACTATCTTCTGGATAAGGATCATTTTCTTCAAAAATACCCCACCCATAAGTACTATTAGTTGTTTGCTTTGCAGCGTTATCAAATATATTTTTTAAAGTGTCCATATTATTTTATTAAGGTATAACTGATGAGGCAAATATCTTCATTCCAAATGCACCTAGCATTGCATATAGAGCAGATTTTTGTGCACTGTTTTGTAAATCAAATGTTGTTGTTCTTTCTAATGCAGCTATAGCTAAATTATGATTTCTATTAATTTCATTTTCTGAAGCTGTATTTACCCATGATGCTTCGTCTCTCCACTGTTGCCATAACGATGATAAAGCATAGTTAGATAAATTTAATAAATTCATAGCATTAGATTCATTAGCAGCATTAATAGCAGCAGTATTTGCTGTATTTAATTGTCTTCTCCAAACTGTATTAGATTGGTCTATAATTCTTTGATTCTCTACATTAAATCTTTGTCTAGCATCTGCAAGTGTAGCATTAAATTGTGATATTGCTGCTTCTCTTTGAGCATTTGCATCATTAATAGCAACTTCATTTTTAACATTTAATGCATCTACTTTATTTAATTCAGCTGCCATAAACTGATTCATTGCATCTATTCTAGCAGCATTTTGTGTAGCTATATTATAATTTAATGAATCATAATATTGATTAACTTGATTTTGACTAGTAGCATTAAATTGTAATGCAGCATTTCTTGCAGCATTATCAGATAATAGTTGCTGTTGTCTTGATTGTAAATTTTGTAGATTAGCTTGTTGTTGATTTGATAAATTACTTAAATCAACTTGTAAGTATGATTGTGCATTTACTAATGCAGCTTGTTGGTTATTTGCTAAATTTTGAAATATAACTTGCTTATAAGTCTCAGCATCTGCAACAGCAATTGGTACAGATGATTTTAAAATACCTTCAGCTAATGCTTCACCTAACATTGTAGAAGCACCAAGACCTCTAGCTTGCATTGCAGATTTAGCAGCCTCAGCAGCACCTCTAGCAAATGCAGGTAGTGGAGATCCTGTTGAAACTGACTGCTGAATATCTTGTGATATATTTGCAAGTTGACCTTGAACAGTTGCTTTAGGATCTAATGTTGCTAAAGACTGTTGGGCTGCAATCATAGGAGCAGTTAATGTTCCTTGTGCAGCAGCCATTGTAGGTGCAGTTCCAATTTGTGCAGCAGTATATTGACCAGCAGCTTGTGGAGTAACTCCAGCTACAGTTGCTGCAGGGGCTACAGTAGCCGCAGTAGCCATAGGAGTAGTTGCAGCTGTTGTTTGTGCCGCTACCGTACCAGTAACTCCAGGAGTTGCAAGAAGTTCATTTGTTTGAACATTTTGTAACTGAGGAGATATTGTAGTACCTTGGGGTAATGTTGGTGTACTTAATAATGAACCAATTAAACTAACAGCAGATTTTGATCCTGTTTGTTGAGTTTGTTGGGGTGCCAGTGCACCTGGTTCTAGTTCTGTAGCCATATATTATATTCTTCCTTGTCCTCTATATTCTTTTTTACTATTATGTTTATTTAATTTTTTAGAATGTCTTCCAGGTCTTTTAGTTTTAGTTCTTTTAAAATATAACCCTGTACCATATAGGTTAGTTTTTTTAGCCATTCAAAAATTCTAATTCTTCTTCTGTGTATGGAAACATTAAAATTTTGCTTTAATAGATTCTATAACATCATTGATAATACTTTCGTATTTCCATCCTGCCCATAAACCTATAATTAATCCTAGTATAAATAGTATCATTTAATTACTCCTGTTATTTTTTGTATTATTCTTTTACTTTATAAAATAAATTATCATCATCACTAGTGGTCCAGCTATCTGTCTCAACACTTGGATAATCTAAATTAACCTTATAATCTGGAATATCATTTCTTACTGTAAAATTTGGCAAGTTAAATAATATTCTATTGTTTGGCATAAGTGCATAATTACCTTGCCAATCATCACCTTCATTTATTTCAAGTATATGATGATGCTTATGTTCTTGTGATATTTCTGAATATGTAACATTTAATAATGTCATATCAGGTTGAGCATAATCAATACTAAATTCGTAATTTGCTTTATGTAATTTATTATTTCTATCTAAAAATTTACATTGAGATGTTGCTAAAGCATTAAATTCAATAATTCCTGCGTAATATGATAAACAATCCCAATACACTACGTCTTTTAATTGTAAATCTTTAACTTCTTTTCTATTATATTTATAAGAAAAAAAAGCAGTAATAGGTAGTCTTGCGTAGTTTGCACCATTAGGTAATAATATATTAAATAATGGCGTTCTTCCTTCTAATGTAGTAATAGAATGTATTAAACATTCTTCTTCTTCACCTATATATTTTTCTTTATTATACAAAAATTCCAATCTAAGTTTTGATTTCCAAACTGGAATATTATGATTTATAAAAGACATTTTAAATAATGTTATTTATAAATTTTAATAAGTATAATAATTGTTAAAATAAAATTTATTAAAAAAATTAATTCGTATGTTTGCTGTGTCATTATGGTTTAACTGGAAATACAATTTCATTAACTTGCTCTACTGTAGAAATACCATTTGTTATATCTCTAAGTGCCTGTCTATAATTAGACATAGCAGTTGTAAGTGTATTGTCAGATAAAGCATAAAAATCTGTAGATGCTAATAAAGCATTACGTCTTGCTCTTAGATTAGAAATAGCTCTATCAAATGCTCCTGCATTCCATGCTGCTTCCTCAGCCTGTCTTTGTGCTATCTCTGCATCAGAGAGAACTACTTTAACACCATCTACTAGTTTATGTTCTACCATATTATCTCCTATTTATTATTGTTAATTGAATTAGTCAATGTCATTATTTTATACCAAACATTAGAATAGTGCCATCATCAATATTTCCTGATGCAAACTTAAATTGTATTGCATTTATTGCAGATGTAGTGTTTCCATATCCTGCTGTGTACCAATCATAAATCATTTGAATATCATTTCTATATGTTGCACTTCTAGCTATGAAATGTTTTACATAAGTTGTAGAAGCTGGATTAAATAATGTTAATATACCAGAAGTATGAGCATCATTATCAGCACCACATATAACCCCTAATTCTTGAAATCCTGTTCCTTGTGCAATATCAGAACCAGAAAAATAACCAAGTCCAGTATTACCACCACTTTCATCTTGTTGAGCACCAAATGTTGTTGTTGTTTTTGTAACATTGTAATTGCTTCCAGAATCAGTAGATAAATTCATAGTAAATGCTTGATCTGCTGTAGCTGGGTGCATATTAACAAACCAGAATTGATATTCCTTGTATGTGCTATCTATTCCTGTTGTAAAACTAATTGATGCAGAACTACTTGCAGTCTGTGAACTTATTAATACCATGTTACCAGTTGATACAGAAGCATTGTAAGAAGTTACATTTGAAATAGAATTGTTATTCAATGAAGCTGGTAATAGAACACCGCTTGTGGTTATGTTATTTGCAAATGATCTTGTGATGCTACCCATTATTTAACTCCATATAGTTTAATTATACCATGAGCATAGCGAATTTGTTTATTAAGCGACATCATGATTTCTTTACTCCATAGAGCTTAATAATACCATCATCTATGTTGCCAGATGACATTTGAAAACGTATAGCATTTATGGCACTTGTTGTATTTCCATAACCAGCTATATACCAATTTTGAGTGTAATTATCTGGGTGATATTGATTTATATTACTTATAAAATGTTTAACATAGGTTGTAGAAGCTGGATTAAATAGTTGTAGTGTGCCTGACATATTTTCATCATTTTCATTTCCAATAGATGGTGCAAGAGGTTGAAAATTTGTACTTTGTGCTAAATCCCAACTTGTTTGATAACCAAGTCCAGTATATGTTCCTGTTTCGTCATGTTCAGCTGTAAAAGCTGTTGTAGTTTTAGTTACATTGTAATTTGAACCTGAATCTGTACTCATATTAAACTGAAAATTAACAGCATTAGTAGCTGGGTGAATATTAATAAAATGAAATTGGTATTCATCATAAGTGCTATCCAAACCAGTCGTAAATGAGATAGTCGCAGATGAACTAGCTGTTTGTGTAGATAATAAAACTAATGTTCCAGCACTAGCATTAGCAAAGGAAGTTACAGCACTTACTGAAGAATTTGTAATTCCAGCAGGAAGTATAACTCCACCAGTTGTAATGTTGTTTGATAAACTTCTAGTGATACTACCCATGAGCAATCTCCATTTTATTTGATGCCATATAAGTAAATTTTACCATCATCTATGTTTCCACTTTCAAATTTAAACTGAACAGCATTAACAGCAGAAGTAGTATTTCCATAACCTGCACTTATATGTTGTATAGAGTAATTATCATTTTGATATGTATTAAAATTTGAAAGAAAATGTTTTACATACGTTGTTGATGCAGGATTAAAAAGTATTAAACTACCAGAACAAGATTCATCAGCACCATTACCTACTGCTTCAGTTATTCTTGCAAAATCTGTAGATTGTGCTAAATCATCACCTGTTCTATAAGCTAATCCAGTATCAGTACCAGCTTCATTATGGAATGCTCTAAAAAATGTAGTTGTTTTTGTTACGTTATAATTACTTCCTGAGTCTGTACTCATGTTAAATTGAAATTGAGTATTATCAGTAGCAGGATTCATATTAACAAACACAAATTTATATGCTTTATAAGTTGATGTTAATCCTGAAGTAAAACTTATTGAAGCTGAGTTAGAAGCAGTTTGAGAAGATATTAAAGTAATACCATCTTCAGCATTTGCAAGTACAGTTATTCCTGTAACAGAAGAATTAGTTATAGCAGAAGATGTAAATACTCCTGATGTGGTAATGTTGTTTGCTATGCTTCTTGCTATTGCTCCCATAATTAAAATCCTATTTTAATTATTTCTACATTGTAACGAAGTGTAAATGTAGCCATGTTATGATAACCTCAAATATCTTACAGTAATCTCTGCTAGATTTGCTGGTGCAGTAGCAAATGTTAAAGTTGTACCTGATATTGTATAGTCATCAGTTGGAACTAAAGTTAATCCATTAACCACAACTAATACATCTGCAACAGCTCTACCAGCATCTATTGTAATTGTTGTAGCTGAACCATTACCAGTAAAGTTAGCTGAAGTATAAGCACCACCTAATGGTAAGTATCTATAAGTAATCTCAGCAGATGAAGCTGGAGCTGTTGTGAAAGTTAATGTAGTTCCTGATATTGTGTAATCTGTTGTAGGTGTTAATTGAAATCCATTTACAAATACCAATACATCTTCAACTGTTCTACCAGAAGAAATAGTAAAAGCTGTTGTTGAACCATTTCCTGTGGCAGTACCAGAAGAATATGTGTAAATAAATGTGGGATCTTTTCCTACGTATGGCATAGTTAATTATAATTTGTTATTTTATTAATGTCAAAATTTTTTGTTTTAAAATACTCAATGCACTCAGCTATAGTTTGTTGTCTAATATATTCGTCTCTAATTTCTTGTGATGTTGGTTGTGGTAATGGAGAATCCCATCTATTAATAATAAATTCACCAGCAGAAGTTAAATCATAACTAGCATCAGGTGCTAAAGATTTCATTACTGTATTAATACCCCAAGAAAAACCATTTTCATTAGTGTATCTTTTTATTGTTGCTTCAACAGATAATTTTCTTACTGTCATAATATAAGTTCTGTTAGTTGTTTATTATTACCAATAGTTCCTTTTATAAAAACATTAAAAGCTAAACTAATTCTAGTATTAGTTCCTTCTTTAGTTTCTACCATGTGTGTTAGTGATGATGGGAATAGTATTATATCTCCAGTCTTAACTGAAAACCACCAAGTTTCTGAATTGTATAAGTTCCAATCTTTTATTTTTGGTTTAATAGTTTGGTAAATATCTTTTTTATAGAATTTAATTTTATCAAATTCTTTATGACAGTTTATATATAATACTCCTGATACTAAAGAATTAGGATGTGCATGTTTATGATGGTATTGATTTGTTTCAGTATAATTTAACCAAGATTGAGTAATGTAAGGTATAATGTTATTAGTTGGAGAAATAATTTTATTAAAATAATCTTGTACTTTTAAATCTAATTCTTTTTTAATATTAACAAAAGGTTTTTCATTAAGAATATAATTATTGTTTGATGTAATATTTCCATCATTTTTATAAAAATCTTTTTTATTTTTATCTACAAATTTTAATTCTAATTGTGTTAATTCTCTATCTAATTTAGATATATAAATTGGTGTTGGAAATATTCCATGTATATTTGCTTCCATTATTTTACCTTTCGTTTTTTATTATACTATGTTTCTATAATATCCCAAGATAAAGTTTGTTCGTTCCATTTATAGTTATTATCGTCTTGTGGATAAGCAATTGGAGATTCCCATAAACAAGTTTGTTCATTTAATATCCAACTATTATAAGGCTTTGGTGGAATGAAAGCATCTCTTTGTTGATCATATTGATAACCAATACCAGCAAAGTTTTTTCGAATATTATTATTGTAAGAAGTTTGTTTCCAAACATCTCTTGTATTATAAAGTTTATTAATAAAATCTACTCCAGCTTGTTCAGTAGTTGCAATATCATTAGATACTACAATTACTTGTTCTACTATATTTCCTACCCCTAATTTTGCAAAATGTGCCATATATTATCCTGTGTAACTTCCTGATGCGTTATAAACTAATATTGTATCTGAACCAGATGTAGAAACTGTAGGTGAACCTGTTGTAGTTCCTGAATAATTAGCAGTTGGCATACGAAGTATTACAACACCTGATCCTCCAGCACCAGAATTTGTACCAGCACCATTACCACCACCACCTCCTCCAGTATTTGCAGTTCCATTAGTTCCACTTCCTCCTGAATTTGCACCAGCTCCACCACCTCCAGTTCCTCCTGACGCACCAGTAGATCCATTATATTCATAAGAAGATCCTCCACCTCCACCTCTTGTAACAGAAGATCCTGTGATTGTTGATGCAACACCATTACCTCCACCACCTGGTGTAGTAGATGTTCCATTTGTACCAACAGCACTAGCTCCTCCACCTCCTCCTCCTCCATATCCAGGAGCAGAATTAGAAGATGATCCTCCTGCATAACCTTGATTTGCAGTACCAGAACCACCAGATGCACTTGGTGTAGAATCTCCAGCACCTCCTCCAGAACCACCATTACCTCCAGACTGAGTACCAGTACCTCCACCACCTCCTCCTCCAGAAGATGTTATTGTAGTAATTCCAGTTCCAGATATTGAAGAATTAGAACCAACATTACCTCTTCCTGATGTAACAGAAGAACCTCCAGCTCCAACTGTAATTGTATAAACAATTCCTTCTGTAAATGTTAAAGAAGATTCAGCACTAGATCCACCTCCTGAATTTCCATAAGTAGAATTAGAAGAACGATAACCACCAGCACCACCTCCTCCAGATCTTGCTGCACCAGCTCCACCTCCTGCACCACCTCCAGCTATTACTAAAAAATCTATTGAATAAGGTACTGGTGATAAAGCATCTGTTCCTTCATTAATTCCTGAACTTGCTAACCAACCTTGTGTTGAATCTATATATGTTAATGTTGCACCTTCTCTTTCACCAGTTAATTGAAGATTAGACGTTGCACCTTCTATTTTATTTCCATTAGGATTTATTGTAAGTGCATTAGTGTCAAAAGTTCCTGCGTAATCTACTAATATAATTGTATCTCCAGCAGATGGTGATGCAGGTAATGTTACTGTAAATGCAGCTGATGTTGTATTGCAAGGATAACCTTGTCCAGCAACTGCAGTAAAACCAGAAGTCTTAACTGATTGCCAAGTAATTAATCCTGATATTCCAGATGCTAAATCAGCAGCACTAATAATACCATTAGGTATATCGTCTGATGTTAAAGGTGCATTGGTTGGTTTTCTTCCTACAAATCCCATTATATTTTCCTATGTTGAAATGTCGTCAACTGCACTGACAATTGCATCAATTGATGATGCTGTATTACTTTGAATATATAATCTATCACCAGATTCAACTACAAATTTTGCTCCACCATCTAATACTTGTAATGATGATCCACTTGGAATTGGTGCATCTTTAATTATGTAATAATTATTTCCACCACTTGCAATATATACACTTGCAGTAATTGCACTTGCTGTAACATTTGCTAAATTAATTCCTATAATTGTATCATAACTATTAAAATTAGAACCATCTGGTATATCTACAGCAGATGTTCCAATATTTCTTTCTATATATCTTCTAAAATTTTGTGCCATTATTTATTACTATTCTCCTTATTATATAATTATATCTTTAATTTTCATTTTGTCAATTATAGTGCAACAGCTACAGCCAAAGCAAACCCTTGACTTGCTCCTGTTAAACCTGTTAATTGACTACCATCTACAGCTGGTAATTTTGCTGATCCATCTAATTGAACTATATTATTAGCAGATGTTCCTACATTTAATGTAGCAACTGTTCCTAGTCCTAATGTAGTTCTTTGAGCTGATGCATCTGCATCATCTAATAATGCCTTACCTGCTGTTGTTAAATCAAAAGTAGCAGCAGTTCCAGAACCTGTAAATTGAATACCTTTATCAGCAGCAGAAGTTAATCCAGCAATTGCTGCAAGTTCAGCATCATATGCTTGTACGTTAGTTCCTATAACTAATCCTAATGTGCTTCTAGCTGCAGTTGAATCTGCATCATCAACTAAACTTCTACCAAATGAAGTAAAATCTGCTAATGAAGCTGTGCCTGAACCTGTAAAATATGGTAATTTATCAGCAGCACTTGCTAATCCTGCTAATGCCTGTAATTCTGAATCTAATCTTGCATTTGCAACTGTACCAGATAATTGGCTAGCATCAATTGTTTTATTTGTTAATGTTTGTGAACTAGAGGATACATAACTATCTAATTGTGATACATATATTTTTTTTTCTGTTCCTGCATCTGATACAACTAATAAATCTGTAGATGCTAATGTAATACCAGTTCCATCTGTTAATGCATCAATATTAATTCCAGTAGCAACTTGTGAATCTACATATGATTTAATAGCTTTAGCTGATGCTAAAGTATCATCGGACCCAGATACTGAACTTAAATCTGTATCAATAACGCCAGATGCAAAATCAGCTACTTCAAGATTAGTAATACTATTTCCAGTACCATTTGCATCAAATGTTTTATTTGTAAATGTATCTGTAGTTGCTTTTCCTACTAAAGTATCAGTTGAAGTTGGAAGAGTTAATGTACCAGTATTTACTATTGTAGATATAACTGGAGAAGTTAAAGTTTTATTAGTTAAAGTATCTGATGTAGCACGACCAACTAAAGTATCTGTTGATGTAGGTAAAGTTAAAGTACCTGTATTTACAATTGAAGAAATAACTGGAGTTGTTAATGTTGGTGATGTACCAAATACTAATAATCCAGATCCTGTTTCATCTGTTACAGCTGCTGCTAAATTAGCAGAACTAGGTGTTCCTAAAAATGTTGCAATAGATGCATTAACATAAGATAAAGCATCTACATAAGTTTTAATAGCTTTTGCAGAAGCTAATGTATCATGACTTGCAGATACACTTGATAAATCTGTATCAACATCTGTAACTCCTGTAGCAGAACCAATAACTAATGTATCTACATTTATTGTACCATCAAAATATGCATCTTTAAATTCTAATGATGCAGTTCCTAAATCAATATCATTATCTGTAACAGGTACAATAGCACCGTCTTGAAATCTAAACTGTTCTACAGGTGCAGAAGATACTTCTACAAATACTCCAAATCTATTACTTGCAGAATCTGATGAAATTTTATTATTTGCATCTGAGTCAGCTATAAGTGGAACATAAGATCCACCTCCTGCTGTACTATCATGTTTGTGACCTGTAGATGCATTAAACGCAGCAAGAATGGCATTGAATTCGTCATTAGTATGTGACGCTTCAATAACATCTCCTGTTGTATATGTACTTATTCGACTTGCATATTCTGCCATAGTTTATCTTCTTCCCCCTGGTGTAAATTCTAATTGAAATCCTTTTATTGATATTACATCTGCACTTGCTATATCATCTATTTTAATTGCTACAGCAAATCCTGAACCTTCTACTGATTGTCTTATTAAAGGAACTCCTGATGCTCCATAAGTTGGAACTCCATAAGTAGATGTTCCATAAACAGATGCTCCTCCAGCTGCCGTAATTTCTATTTTTGTTGGTTGTGGAGAATTAACATCATCATAATTATATCGCAATGATAACTCAGCATCCACATTTTGTCCTTCTCCTTTATAATTTAAATTAACCCTTTGCATATTTTTTCTTACGCCAGGATCTCCCATTGTCATATCTGGAGAACGATATGTAGCAATAATATTACTTGTAGATGATGCTCTTGTAATTACATTGCCAACATCAAATTTATAAATATAACCATCATAACCACCATAAATTGAAAGTTCATTTCCTGATGTTATAAAATTAGAATCTGTAGATGATGGTTTAATTCCAACAATATCTGAATATTCAAAACCAATTGCTCCACTATTTTGATTTAATTTAAACACTGCAATAATTCCTTTTGCAGATTGTTCTGCTTGTGTAGTTCCTGGATAAAATAATCTATACTGCGATTTATCCCTTATTACTAAAGAAGTAATATTATCAAATGTAATAGAATTAATTCTTGATTGAATTTGTCTTGATACTGATCCTAATTCTACGTCACCAATTTTATCTGTACCAGCAATTGTTCTAAGTCCATCTGGAGAAAGATAAACAATGTCTCCACCAATTTCTTGAATAGACCCACCATCTAAACATCCAATTTGTCTTGTAACTGGTTGTATCACAAAATCTGATGCAGAAGATCCTGCTAATTTATAAATTTTATCTGCACAAAAAATATATAAAATATCCCTAAATACTTTTAATCCAACAACTGTACTATCTACTTTAAATGTACCAGCACCATTTGCAATTAAAAATCCATCTTCATTAAATGGTTCTGAAAATATAATTTCTTGTGGACTTCCAGACATTCCAGCATAAAATACATGTTCTCTAAATACTTCTACAAATTTAGGATATTGTGGTGCATTAGTTGCATTAATAGTTACAACAGTATTTGATGTATTAATAGATCTTGCATATTGGTCAACACCAGTACAAATAACTATTTTTTCAGTCCCATCAAAGTTTAAAATTCTATGTGTATAATTTCTTGTAGGAGTTATAAGTCCAGTTGTAACAGAAGTCCATGATCCAGTTGTGCTTCCTCTATGAATACTACCACCTCTAGCAGCATATACTTGACCATTAAATATAGCACTCATTACAACTCTTTCAGTTGATAATGCTACTTGCGGAACTATATTAGTGTTAAACTTTGTAGTTCCATTAATTCTTCTATATCCTCCTGCAATATCTGGTTCAAAATTTTGAAGCTG